GAATGCAGAGGGAGGAAACGTCATCATGACCGACAACGGCGCGTCTGTGGCATGATGACCGCGCGTCGCTGCTCCGCGAAGTTCTGCCCCCGTCGCGTGTGGGGCAGGTGGTCCATGTGCCTTGTGTGCAGGGAGGCCGAGGCGTTCAAGCGCAAGGTGCGTCGCCATGCGAGGGTAGGCATGGGCGACGGCAATGTCCGTTCAGGCGATTGCGACGAATCCGAGACGGTGCCTGAATCCATAGCGCGTTGACCCGGTAGCCTCACGGCGAGCCCTGAGGGCCGCGCCATTCCCCGGAGACATCATGGCCCCCACCTCAACGGCGCTCGCCGTCGTCGAGACGGAGGCGCCCGGACCGAGCCTTTTCGACCGTGCCGTGCGATGGTTCCGCCGCGCAGTTGGCGTCGAGGAAGTCGCCCTCACCATCGGCGTGCCCAACTACCCGCAGGGCATCCCGCGTGACTACCCCGCGGACTACCCACAGAACACCGTCACCGCACCGCCTGAGCCGGATCCGGGCGATGACACGAAGCCTCCTCGGAATGGTCCCGTCGCTGAGTACCGCGAGATTCCGACGATCGCCTTCACGGAATGGGACAGGGTTCCCGAGATCCGTTCCATCCTGCGGGAGCTTGAGCAGGGGTACTTTCAGCGCGCGTCGCTGCTCTCCGTGCTTCAGGAGCGAGACGACCGAATCGCCGGAACGTGGGCAACGCGGATCAACACGCTACTCGGGACACCGCTGGAGTTTGAGCCCGCGCTCATCGACGGCTACGTGACGGAGCAGTCCGCCGAAGTCGCCGACGCGGCCGAAGTAGACTGGCCCAACATCTTCCCCGAGGGCTCGCTTGACCGCCTGTTTAAGCAGGGCGTCGACGTTGGCCTTTCCGTCGGTGAACTTGTGGTCCGTGAGGACGAGGAGACGGGCCGATGGGTGCCGCACCTCAAGACGTGGCACTCGCAGTGGGTGTGGTGGAATTGGGGAACCGAGTCCTACTGGCTCAACACCTCCGGTGCCTACGATGACGAGGGCAACCCGCTGAACGATGGCGCGGGAGTCATCGAACTTCCGCGCATCGACCGCAACGTGTACAGCGATGGGCACTGGATCGTCTACACGCCGTTTGGCTACCGCTACGCATTCCAGCGCGGGCTGATTCGCGCTACCTCCATGCTGCACCTCAAGCGGCAGTGGGACTTCCGCGATTGGGCTCGCTACAACGAAGTCTATGGCCTGCTCATCCGCATCGCCAAGGTTCCGGCCGGTGCGTCGGAGCCCGACAAGACGCGATTCGCCAACTCCATCCGCAACCTCGGTTCCGAGACGATGGTTGAGGCGCCGTTCGACGAGGCGACGGGCAACGGCTTCGACGTAGAGATTCGCGATGCCGGGTCGGGCACGGGCAACGATACCTTCGGTTCGTCGCTGCACTACCTCGACGAGTGCATCGGGAACGTCATCCTCGGGCAGTCTGCCGCGGGCGAGAAAAAGACCGGGCTCGGCGACGGGCAGGCCAATCAGGACGAGGCCGTGCGTCAAGACGTGCTGGAGCGCGATGCCAAGTCGCTCTATGGTGCGCTTCGCCAGCAGGTGCTTTCGTGGTGGACGGAGTGGAACTTCGGCGACAAGCGGCTGACTCCGACGCCGCATGCGTTGATCCAGTCTCAGGAAGAGGAAGCGCGTAAGACCTCCAGCCTGAAGAACGTTGCTGAGGCGGCGCAGTCGATCAAGACGGCGTGGCCCAACGCGGACATGGAAGCCATCGCCGCGGAGCACAGCATCCCGCTTCTGCAACCCGGCCAAGTCTCCGACGACCCGGCGATTCAACTCCCGACGGGCGCACCGTCAGGCGATGACGTGCGCGACGAGGAGCAGCCTGCCGCGAAGGGCGACGAGGCGAAGCGCGAGCAGCTGCGTGCCCTCACGGCCAAGCGTCGCAAGCGTCCCCCGACCTACGCGGACCGCCTCTCGGCGGAAGCCACGGCGCACGGTGCGCGCATCATGGCGCCCGACGTGAAGGACATTCTCCGCATCATCCGCGAGGCCAACGGCCCCGAGGAGTTGAAGGCGGCGCTTGTGGCGAAGTACCGCAGCATGAATCCCGAGGCTTTGGCCGATCTCGTCGAGCGCGCGCAGGTCATGGCGGCGCTTGCGGGACGGTCCGAAGTTCTCGAAAAGCTCTGACAGCTAGGTTCCGCCGAGTCCAAAGGGCTGTGGCACGGCCAGCCACGGCGGAATCGCAGTCGCGCGAAGAAAGCTCAATGACAGGAGCGCCGGGCGTTGCCCGGAGGAGGCCGGTGGAAACCCGGCGAGCGGCGACGTGTTGTCAGTCATCTTCTCAAACGTCGGCCCTCACCCGACGGAGGAACCATGGACAACGAACCGCAGACCAAGCCGCAGACCCCCGTTCCCGTTGGCACCCTGTACATGCACGGGGATGGCAACTTCTCCATTCAGTCGTCGCTGTCGTCGCCTCGCGACCTTGCGCGCGTGCTGTCGGAGTTGACCAGCAACATCATCTCGCAGTTGACGGACCCGGCGTTGCCCGAGATGCCCAAGTTGGAGATGGTGCCGGCCCCGGTCGACGCTCCCGCCGAAACTCCGGCTGACGGTGTCGAAGCCCCGTAAGCGACGCCGATGGTTCGGGCTGCGGCCGGCTCCTGTCGCGCCGCCACCCGACCCGCGGCGGTTCGACGAGGCGGTGGACTTCTTCCGTAACCGCGTGCCGATGCCCAAGGCCGAGTGGCTCCGACTCGGAACGGCGGCACGGCAACGCGGGTTCACCGTCGCCGACGTGGCGCAACTTGACGTGATCCATCAGGTGTGGCTCGCGCTCGACGATGCCATCGCACGCGGGAGCACCTTCGAGGACTTCAAGGCAACCGTCAGCGAGACGCTTGCTGACGAGTGGCAAGGCAGCGTCGCCAACCCTCCGGCACGGGTCGAAACCATCTTCAGGACGAACGTGATGACGGCGAACAACGCCGGTCGTCACGCGCAGATGACGGACCCCGTGGTCAGGGACCGGCGCCCTTACTGGCAGTACGTCGACATTGACGACCAGCGAGAGTGCCCGATCTGCAACGCCTGTCACGGGACCATTCTTCCTGCCGACGATGCGTGGTGGGGAAGCCACTACCCGCCACTACATTTTCCTGTCGCTGCCGTGCGCGCCCACTCACGACAGCCCAAGCGGAATCCATGGGCATCACGAAGTCACCGACGCCAGACGCAGCGGATGACGGCTTCGGTTCCCCGCCGACCGCGCATGAACCGTTCGTGCCCGACCTGAGCAAGTACCCTCCGGAACTGGCCGCCATCGCCGCGGAGAAGATAGGAGCCGCCCCGTGATCGTCGACGTTGTGCAACTTGACGCCGACGACGGCAGCGACGAAATCGCCACGGGCGGATCGCGCGCCCTTGCGCTCGTCGAAGGCGGCAACCCGCCGTCCGAATATCTCATGTTCGGACCGGGCGTGAACGAGACGGTCAAGGGACCGCTCCTGTTCGACGATGACGCCGCTGCGATGGTGATCGCCTTCTACGAGTCGCGCGGTCGCAAGCGCCTCGCTGGCGATTGGGAGCACGACTCCATGGTCCCGTCGGACCAGCGTCCGCCAGAGTACCGCGGATCGCCGGCCTCGCACTGGTTCGACCTGGAAGTCCGTCCCGGTCCTGAGTTGTGGGCCACCAACGTCAAGTGGACCCCATCGGCGTTCGGCCAGATTCAGCGCGGCGAGTACGCACACACGTCGCCAGTAGTCAGATTCCAGAAGGCGACGGGGCGCATCACGGCGGTCATGTCGTCGGCGCTCACGAACGACCCAGCAACCATCGGCCAGCCGCAGCTTGTTGCTGCGACGGCCGATTCAACCGCGGCGCTCTCGGCGCCCACGACGGAGACACAGATGGGCATGTACAAGATGGCCGATGAGCCGGCCGCCAAGGTCAAGGGCATCGTCGAGGGGACGCACGAGGACGAGAAGGACATGTGCGGAAAGATGAAGGCCGCGCTCTCCGAGCACTTCCCCGAGCACTTCAGCCCCGGTGCCGAGGCGAAGATGACGGAGGATATGGGCAAGGACAAGCCCGCGGTTCTCGCTGCCGACGAGGAGGAGAAGAAGGAGATGAAGGCGCTTCGCGCCGACCTTCTGCGCCTCACCGGCAAGAGCGACCGCGTGGAAGCCGTCGCCGTCCTCACCGCCATGAAGCACGCGAGCGAGGAAGTCGCCGCTCTCACCGCCGCTGCCGCGAAGCAGACCGGGGCCGCGTTCCAGTCTATCGTGGACAAGGCGCGCGCCGACAAGAAGTTGACCCCTGCGGACTGCGACGGCAAGACGGAGGCGGGCAAGTACATCGCCGGTCTGCGCGACCGTGGCGACGATGGCATCAGGGCGCTGTCGGCCTACGTCTCGGCCCTCAAGCCGCGCGTGGTCACCATGGACACCTCGGTCAAGGAGCGTGAGACGGACCGCCTCGACCCCAAGGGTGAGGAAGTGGTCACCCTCAACGCCACCGAGATCGAGACGTGCCGCAAGAATGGCATCAAGCAGGAAGACATGCTCCGCGTCAAGAAGGAGCGCGTCGCCGAACTGAAGGCCAACGGCGTCACTCCCCGCAACTAGTCCACCCCTACACCAACGGTTCAACATCGCGGGCGCGCGGCGTCCGTTGACAAGGAGCACCCATGTCCGCAGCTACTTCGGCGCGCGCCCTTACGGCGCAGCTCGGCGCTGGCGCCATCCCCGCCGGCATTCAGTACCCCGTCGCTGACAACGTGGTCTGCCTCGCCGGCACCATCGCTGTCTCCAACGGTTCCGGCTACTGCCTGAGCGCCCCCAGCGGCTCGGGGTATGTGGCCCTCGGCCGCTTCCAAGCGACCGTGGACAACACCTCGGCCGGTCCCGCCGGTGCGGGTCACGCCAACGGCTCGCTCTACGCGGGCGTCGACCAGGGCGTGTTCTGCTGGAACAACTCCACCGCTGGCGACGCGATCACCAACGCGAACCGCGGCTCCGTCTGCTACATCGCCGACAACCAGACCGTTGCCCTCACCGATGGCGGCGGCACCCGCAGCATCGCCGGCATCATCGTGGGCGTGGCTCCCGCCACCGGACCTGTCGGCTCGTCCACCTACTACGCCGGTCAGGTGTTCGTGCAGATGGGCATCTGGGTCCAGACCGTGGCGAGCAACCTCGCTGGCGCGCTGACTTCCGCTGGCATCCAGACCGTGACCGGCGCCAAGACGTTCGCTGACTCGACGCTCATCGTCCAGAACAGCACCGCCACTGCGACCACGACCCTGAACAGCGCGGCCACTTCCAACCGCACCACCTCGCTTCCCGACATCGCGAGCGGCACCATCCTCGTTGACGCGGGGACGCAGACCATCACGGGCGTCAAGACGTTCGCCTCCAGCGCGGACCCCGTGTTCGCCAAGGAAGCGAACCACACCGTCAACGTGGTCACCTCGACCACTGCGACCACGGCCGGCGGCAACCTGACCGTCGCCGCGGGCGCTGGCGCCACCTCGGGCGCTGGCGGCGTGTTCTCCGGCGCTGGCGGGGCCGGCGGCGCGACCGGTGCTGGCGGTGCCTCTGGCATCGTCGGCGGCGCGGGTGGAGCCACTTCGGGCACCGGCGGTGCGGCCACTGTCACCGGTGGCGCGGGCACCAACGGCAACGCGACCGGTGGCGCTGCGAGCGTGACTGGCGGCGCGGGGCAGGGCTCCGCGGCTGGCGGGGCTTCCTCGCTGGTCGGTGGCGTCGGTGGGGCGACTGGCGCCGGTGGGGCCATCGCGGTCACCGGTGGCGCCGGTGGCGCTACCAGCGGCACGGGTGGCGCCATCGTCATCGCGGGCGGCGCTGGGTCGGGCGGCAACGCCAACGGCGGCGCGGTCACCATCCGCGGCGGCGCGAAGAACGGCAGCGGCGCTGACGGCGCGCTGTCCATCGGCGCGACCAACACCGCCAGCATCGCCCTCGGCGCGGCTGGCATCAGCACCACCTGGACCGGCTCGCTCATCGCCGCCGCCGCTGGCCTGTTCGGCATCGGCACCGCTCAGGCGCTCTCGGGCGCTGGCGCGGTGGACGTGACCCACATCGTCACCCTGTTCACCTCGACGGGCGGCGCGCAGGCTCTCACCCTCGCCGATGGCACCGTGAACGGGCAGATCAAGTTTGTGCACCACACCGTCGACGGCGGGTCGGGCGTGCTCACGCCGACCACGGCGGGCAACTTCTCGACCGCGACGTTCACCAACGTCCACGAGTGGGCGCTGTTCATGTGGTCCGGCACCGCGTGGAACGTCATCGCGGCGAGCCCGATCTCGATCATCGCCTAGTCCAAGTCCACCGCGGCGGCTGCCTCTCACGGGGTAGCCGCCGCTTTCACGGGCTCCGGCCCGCTTCAACCACTGCGGGCAAAGTCCCGTCGGAGAACTTCAGATGATCGTCAATCCCGCGAAACTGGATGCGGCATTCTACACGTTCGACCTGTCCTTCCGGCAGGGCCTCGAAACGGTCGTGGCCCTCTACCCCAAGATCTGCAAGCAGGTCAGTTCGCCGTCGCGCGAGATGCGCTACGCATGGGCCGCGAACGTTCCCGGGTTCCGCCTCTGGCAGCCGGGAACCGAGCGCGTCTACAACAACATCTCGGGCCGCGTCTACACGCTGACCAACAACCACTACGAGGACTCGATCGAGGTCAGCGCCGACGACATCAACGACGACCAGCTTGGGATCTATCAGGATTCCATGAACCTGCTCGGCGTCAACGCGGGCGCGCAGCCGGACGTTCTGGTGTTCAACACCATCGAACTCGGGCTCACCACCGGCTACGGCTACGACGGCGTGCCCTTCTTCTCGACCGCGCACCCCATCAGCCTCGACAATCCGGGGCTCGGCACCTACTCCAACCTCTATACCACCGCCGGCAGCGGGGCTCGCCCGCTCAACGCGGCCAACTTCTCCTACATCCGCTCGCAGCTTCAGGCGCGCAAGTTGGAGAACGGGCTTCCCCTCGCGCTCGGCAAGCTCACCCTCACCGTGCCCACCGACCTGCGGACCACGGCCGAGCAGCTCATGAACCTGACCATGTTCGCGCCGGCTTCGGCCTATGGCGCGGTTGCGGCTCAGGCCAGCGACAACGTGCTGAAGGGCGCTGCGGACATCGTGGTCAGCCCCTACCTCACCAACGCGGGCAGCGACTCCGTGTGGTACCTCAGCGCCGAACTCGGCCCCATGAAGCCGTTTGTCTATCAGGTTCGCCAGCCGGCCCGCTTCATCCCGCTGACCAACCCGACGGACTACAACGTGTTCACCATCAACATGTATAGGTATGGTGCTGACGTGAGGAATATCGCTGGGTATTCCTTCCCGCAACTCGCCATCGCTGCCGGCGGGTAGTCAACCGAGCACGAGCCCCGATCGCTAGACGAGTCTGGTTCCCTCTTTGGTCGGGAGCCGTGAGGGGCTGCGCGGCGATCGGGGCCGCGTGCCCTAACTCCGCCCTCACCGGAGAGAGAGAACGCACATGAAGATTCAGGTTACTGCCATCCATCGCGAGGACATCCCTGGCGTGTGGACTCCCAATACCCTCTGGCCGTCGAAGCAGCCGGTCACCGTCGAAGTCATCGACGCCGATGACGACCCGCCGTGCGAGCGGCGCACCCCGGCCACTCCGGGCGTCGTGGCGTTCGACGGCTACCGCATCGGACGCAAGACGCTGGCGATGCTGCGCGCGACTCCGGGGCTGACCGTCTCGGGGCTCGACGCGACCAACGCCGTGGACGTGGCTGCGCGGTTCGGCGCTGCGGAGAAGGCGTGGGGCGAGGAGCGGGCGCAGATGCTCGCGACCATCGGCAAACTGACCGAGGAACTGGCGCGGCTCCGTCCGCTCGACGCCACCGTGCGCGAGCAGGAGGGGACCATCGCGGACCTGCGTGCCCGGCTGTCGCGCGGGCAGTCTGCGGTGCAGGGCGTCCAGACCGAGCCTGAGCGGCAGCAGGAGAAGCGGCGGTAGCCGATGGCAGCCTATGCCACGGTCGCGCAGTTCCGGTTGCTTGCGCCCATGGCGCAGGCATTCGTGAACATGAGCGACGCGCAGATTTCGGCGACGCTGGAAGACAACTCCCGTCTCGCTGATGGCTACTTGATGCGCAAGTTCAAGCTACCGCTCATCTCGTGGCAAGGCGACCTGACCCGAAAAATCATCGACCTGTCGGCGTGGGATCTCATGGTCACTCGCGGCTACAACCCGGAAACGCAGGACGCCGTGTTGGAGACGCGCTACCGGCTGGCGATGAAGTGGCTCGAAGGCATCCCGAACAACACGACTCCGATGGTCATCGACTCGTCGGGCTCGACGGAAGCGGGGACCAACGCACTCACGCCGACGGTCAGCACGGCCGTTCAACGCGGGTTCAGCGATCGTCCGGTGCAGCCTACCACCGCCGGTGCGGGTCAGGTTCCGGGCGACTACATCGGAACGTAAGGGTGCCCGTCATTGGCGACTTCGCCGCGCTGGACAGGATGCAGCGCGTGATCCTCGCGATGGGCGGCAAGGGACCGGACGCGGAGCAATTCCGGTACGAACTGCTGACCAACTGCGCCGAGGCTGCGCGCGACGCACTGGAGCAGTCCTTCATCGCAGGCATCGACCCGTATGGCAGGCCATGGAAGGCGCTCACGTCGCGCACGGGCCATCCTCTGCGGGATACCGGCATCCTCGCGAGCAGTTGGACGCGGGCAGGCGGCGGCAAGTTCCCGCTCACGAATGACGGCTTCATCGTCGAAACCAACCTGATTTACGCGACGACGCACCAATACGGGGCGACGATTACGGCGAAGAATTCCCCGTTCCTCGTGTTCTTCACGCGCGGCGCTCCGACGGCAAGGAACAAGCGCGGCGACAAACAGTGGCATCGCCTCAAGTCGGTAACCATCCCGCGCCGGCAGATGATTCCCGAGGAAGCGACGGGCGGCATGGGCCGATGGGGTGACGCGGTGAACGAAGAAGCGAAGGCCATCTACCAGAAGTGGGCGGCCACGATCGCGAGTCGATGATGCCCGGTCCCATCAATTCCATCTTCGCGGCAGTGACCGCGCGCCTCGCGTCGCTGGCGGACTACTCCGATGCGGCCGATTGGTGCTCCGTCGGTGCCGTCGACAACCCCGCCGCGAACGTCCCGCCGCGCATCGTGTGGGTTCCCGTGTCGGAGTCCTTCGGACCGGCCATCGGGCAGGGCGGTGACGGTGTGAAGAACCCGCGCACCATCGGCACCCGTCAGTCGTCCATCGAGTGTCATCTGTGGGCGGCGGCCGAAGTCCAGAGCGGACAGCCGGACCAAATCGCGCTGGACATGGATGCGTGCGAGGCGCTGCTCAACGCCTTCGCGTGGGCGCTCTACTCGCGGCTCCATGGTTCGCCCGCGGCGCTTCTCGTCGGAACGGGTCGATGGACGCGCGGCAACGTGCTCGGCCAGAACCTCACGCTCGGCATCGGGTACATCCTGCCGTTCACGGTCAACATTCCCATCACCCGTCCGCCGGAAGCCACGGCGCGCATCGCCAGAATTCGGGCGACGGTCAGCGCGCCGACGGACCCGGCCTCAACCATCGTGATTCCATGAGCGACGACGAACCGATCACCATCGAAGTCGAGGAAGAGCCGGCTCCGCGCATCGTTCTGCGTCGCGTCGAGGAATGGGCGAAGTTGAAGGGCACTCACCCTGCCATCTTCACCGCCGCCGCTCGCTATGCGAAGTGGGAGTGCGGGGACCGCTTCGACCCGTGCATGGTCACGGAGGCTGACTTCAACGCGGCCGTCGCCTTCGCTGAGAACCCCTACGCCGTCGTCAACCCCCCGAAGAAGGTGGAGCCGTAAATGGCCCTCTCGCAAATCACGATCACGGTTGTCGATGGTGGCCTCGGCATCTTGCCGCCGGACACGGGCAACCTTCAGTGCACCATGGGCGTGTGCTCCAAGGGCACCCCCGGCACGCTGTACGCGCTCGGCTCCATCGGCGCCGTGACGCAGTACCTCGGCTATGGCCCGCTCGCTGAGGCCGTGGCGCTGAAGATGGCCAGCGGTGCCGCGGTGCAGTACGCCTACGTGCTCCCGCAGACCAACACGGGCGCGCTGTCCGCGGTGACCCACTACGGCACCGGACACGGGACCGTGGCGGTGGCCGATGGTCCCGACTCGACCATCACCGTTCTCTGCACCACGGCGGGTGCCTTCGCGACGGCCAAGTTCACCTTTGCACTTGGCAGCGGTGCCGCCTCGCAGCCGGTCACCTCGGCTGCTTCCCCGTGGGTCTACACCGTCCCCGGCACCTCGACGGTCCTGACCATCACCGGGGCCGGCGGGACGCAGACGTTCAGCGTCGGAGATACGTGGACCATCTCGCCGACCGGCACCGTCACTGCCGGCGGGAGCAACGTCACCACCAACACCGTCACGCAGGCCTCGCAGCCGTTCGACCAGTACGAGCCCAACGTCAAGATCACCTCGACGGGCACGTTCGGCACCGCGCAGTTCGCGTACACCATGGGGTATCGCGTCGACTCGTCGGGCACCGACATCAGTTCGTACAGCGCCAACATCATCGTCCCGACGGGCGGCAAGTACGCCATCCCCAACACCGGCATCTATCTCACCTTCGCTCAGCCCACCGTCCTCGTGAAGATCACCACGGGCGGCGCGCTCGGCACCATGGCGTTCGACGTGGCCATCAACGGCGGTAGCTACAGCGGATCGCCCGTCACCACCAACGCCAGCGCCTCGACGACCTACGCCGTCGCGGGCACCAACACGACCATCTCGTTCACCGCGGCGACCTACACCCTGAACGACGTGTGGACCATCTCCAGCATCGGCGCCGTGACCCACTCGACGGGCGTGGGCTCGGGTTCGGTCGCGCAGACTTCGGCGAGCTTCGTCTCTGGGGACTACAACACCTTCCTCTCGGCGCCCCCGTCGCCGTCGAACAGCGACATCACCACGGCGGGCACGGCGCTCATCCTCGACACCGCGCATCAGTGGTCCATCCTCCAGATCGTCAACGTGCCCGTCTCGGCGAGCGCGGCGGCGACCACGGAGGCCATCGCCGACGCCGTGGCGGTCGCTGGCTTCGCGGCGTACCGCTTCTTCCGCGTGGTCATGGAGTGCCCGACGGTCAACTCCATCGTCATCAGCGGCGGCGCTCCCATCTACGACTCGGCGGACACCGATTCCGTCGTCGATGCGGCGTTCGCTTCGGTCCAGTCGACCAAGGGCTACACGCAGGTTGGCGCAGGGGACTTCGACTGCATCAGCCCCATCACCGGCATCTTCCAGCGGCGGAACGCCATCTGGCAGGAAGCCGCGCGCCTCAACGTGACGCAGCTCAAGGATGACCCGGGCAAGACGGCCAACGGGTCGCTGTCCTTCATCCGCGCGCTGTACCGCGACGAGGCTCAGGTACCCGCGCTGGACGCGGCGCGCCTCGTGACCCTGCGGACCTACCAGGGCATCCCGGGGTTCTACATCACCGCCGGTCCGACGATGGCGCTCACCACGTCGGACTTCTCGCAGATCGCCCGCTGCCGCGTGGTCGACCGCGCGTGCGCCGTCACCTACTCTGCGCTGTTCCCCTTCCTTCGCAGCGACGTGCCCGTGGATGCGGCTTCCGGCTACATCCTTGCTCCCGCCAAGGCGAAGATCGAAGGCATCGTGGAGGCGCAGGAAGAGGCGGCGCTCGTGGCCACCGGGCAGGCTTCCGCGGTGGACTTCTCCATCAACGGGACCACGAACATCCTGAGCACGGGGACCATGGAGTGCACCGTCTCCGTGACTCCCGTGGCGTACTTCTATCAGATCACGGTTTCCCTGGGATTCCGAAACCCGGCGCTTGCCGCCGCTGCCGCAGCGTAACGAGGAGCCATGGCAAACGACCTGATTTATCCGCTCATCGACGGTGTGAGGTATTCGTGGTCCTCTATCATCGTGAACATCGGCGCAGACCAGTTCCTCGGCTGCAAGTCGATCAACATCAATGAGAAGGTCGAGCCGCAGAAGATCCACGGCACCAATCAGGCGATGATTGGCGCCACCGCCGGCCAGTACGATGCCGACGGGGATTGCGAGTTCTACCAGCAGGAAGCCGACGCCATCGTGGACGCGCTCAACGCCCGCGCCGCGAACAACGTCAAGGGCAAGGGATGGATGAACGCGCCCCTGACGGTGCAGGTCCAGTACTTCGACGACGGCCAGCCGCTCCGCACCAAGAAGCTTTCCGTGCGCTTCACGTCGCGGACGCAGGGCGGCAGCGAGGGCGGCGAGGCGCTGACTTCCAAGTTCACGATGTTCTTCCTCGCCCCCGTCATCGACAGCGGCACTTCCGGTCCGCCGGTCGTGGCCGTGCCTCCCATCAACGCTGCCGCAGTGGTCAGCGGCCCCTAGCAGTCCCGCGCTCCAATCCCGGCGCGCGTAACCTCCGCCCTCACCGGAGAGTGAAACATGCCCGATCCTACCGCCTTCGATTCCATCCTGGCCGACCTTCAGGCCAAGCACCCCGACGCCGAAGTCGAGCCCCTCAACTACGCTGGCGGCCGGATGATCGTCCGAACGCCGGATGAGGGAAGCTACGCCAAGTTCATCACGGACTCGGGCGACTCGACGAAGCGCGCGCAGGCCGCGAAGGCGCTGGCCCGTCGGTGCATCCTGTGGCCGTCGCTCGACGAGCTGGACGCGCTGTTCGCGCGCAAGCCGGGACTCGTGGCTCGCATCGTGGACAAGCTGCTCGACAAGGCCGGCGCGGGGGACGAGGTAACGCTGGGAAAGTAAGGAAGCGGGTCGCGGCGGCGCAACGTGGTCTTTTCGCCGCGGCTCGCGAATTCGAGGACTTCATGGGTCGTGAGCCCATGCTGTACCCGCATCCGTTCTCGTTCCTCGTCGCGGAAGCATTTGATAACCTGCGCGACCTCGGGTCGCTTGCGCGGTCCTTCACGAAGAAACGGTGAGCAGTGGCCGAACCGCTCCGGTTCATATTCCAGCTCCTGAACCGCACGTCGCAGCCTGCCGACGAAGCGGCCAAGAGTGTGGACAACTTCAAGAAGGCGCTTGCCGGCGCGAAGAAGGAGTCAACTTCCGTCGACGCGGCGATGCTCAAGACGGCGATTGCCGAGGCGAAGGTTGCCACCGAGACGAAGCGGCTCACGCGGGAGTTGGACTCCTACACGAAGCAGCTTCAACCCATGAAGCGAATCACCGCCGAGTGGGGCAACATGTACAAGTCCATCGCCGGCTTCCGTCGCGAGGCGGATGGCCGGTGGATCTTCAACGTCGCCGATGGCCTGTCCTCGGTGCTCTCCGTCGCCGAGCGGCTTGCGGGAGCGTTCTACTCCGTGGCTGAAAACGCCATCAAGGTCGGCGCGCAGTCGGACAAGACGGGCCGCGCCATCAAGCTCAACCTCGGTGGCAAGGCAGG